TGCAAATAATGAAGTTGCAACAGTTGGATATGTACAAAGTTATATAAATACTTTAAATGCTAATTCTGTAGCTTATTAAAAGATAGGATGGTATTATGAATATATTTAAAGTTGATGGAAATTTCATATCATTAAATACAGATTATTGTGAATTTTATATACCAATTAACTATTTTGATCCCACTGTAAAATTAGCTACTGAAATGGATAAGAAAATTAAAGTATTTGGATTATTTAAAATTGGTATATTTGAAAAAGGTAAATTTAAAGAAATGAGAATATTTAATTTACCAATGGGAATAGATTTATATACATATGAGACTGATATAAGTGAAATTAATCTTGTTGATAATAATGGAGATAAAACTCAATGTAGAGTATTAAAATATACTAAAGGTTCAAAAATAATGGATTATGGATATTTCCCTGATGATGAATATGTTAAACAGTTTTTGAATATGTTATTAGACGGTAATATCCCTAGTAATATTCCTTATAGTAAACTTCTTAGTGTATGGAATAAGAATACAGAAATATGTGGAGTAAATTTTGGTTTAAATTCTTTTTATATGGAATTAGTATTATCTACAGTATATAGAAATCCTAATGATTTATCACAAAAATTTTCTAAAATAGCTTCAGATAAAGGTGTTAGTGATTATGATTACAAGACAGCATCTATTAGACAGATTTGTCAGTATAATTCAACTTTCACTGCTGTAACATTTGAAGATATTGATAGTATGATAACTACATCATTAAATAAGACAAGAACAAAAGGTAATGAAAAATTTTCTCCGTTGGAAGAAATTATTAAATATTAAGAAACCGATAACTTCATTTATTAGGTTGATTTTTTTACAATTATATAAAATTTAGTTACTAAACTAATTAATAAATTCTAAGTAAAGGAGTGAAATAGATATGCCGCAAACAAATCAGATTGTACCTAGATATTTCCATCCTCATGTGATGACGGTAATTAATGATAATACTATATACGAAGATGCAATTAATGTTGTAAATGATGACAATTCTTCTAAGTTTATATCAGTATTTACATCAGATAAAGGTATTGATAACAAATTAATCAAGTTTACAAGCACTACTGATTTTGTTAATACATTTGGTAAATCTAATTATAAAAAACATGGGCAGCCTTTGATGATGCCTATAGCTCTTCTTAATACAGGCTACGCTACAGTAAATGCTATGCGTATAATGCCTGATAATTCATTCCCTGCTAATAGTGTACTTTATTTATACTATAAACAGAATGATGAAGACCCTGATAATAAAAAATTCCAAATTAAATTTGCTATAAGAAATATTGATTCTTCTTCATTCGCAGCTGGAACAGATACCGGATATGATAACTTCATGAAGGTAGCTGAAACTTTCGTTGAAAAGACTACTATGGAAGTTGATGACAATTACGAGAGAAGTTCAACTGATAAATCCACTAGTGTTGATGATGAAGATCTTATAGCAGGAAATTGGGTTAGAGTACCCTTATGTATAATTTCTATGGCTGGTAGAGGCTCATATGGTAATAACTATAGATGGAGAATTGCCAGAAATAAGTATTATGAAAAAGATTATGGTATTAAGATATTTAATTTTGAGTTATTAAATACAGAGAATAATACCATAAATGTTGAACAGACTTTCTCTGGTTCAATTGTAACAAGTCCCAGATATAATACATTGACTCTTATTGACGATATTGTAGATAATCAGGACTTAGGTAAATCTTATATTCGTATTCATACATTTGAAGATAATGTTGAATTAGTTTATAATGCATATAAGAATTTTGCCGGTAAAGATGATTCAGGTGTTTATAGTGATGAGAATCTTCCTGTAGGATTCCCTACTATAGATGAATTTGACCCCTTCTTTGCAAGAGTTATTGTAGATGATGATTATCTTCCTTTACTCGATATTCTTGAAGAGGCTGAAGGTCAATCTCAGATTACTGTTGATAGAATAGCAGGTATGATTATGGCTTCAGGTAGTGATGGTGATTTTGATAGAAATGCTACATATACTGACCCTATTACTGGTGAAGTTATAGATACTGATGAGTATGTTGACGGTAAGATTAAAGAAACTTATATCAGAGCATTTACAAATGATAGCACATACGGTAAAATTTTAGATAATTCTATTCTTAGTACAAAGAGAGTACCTTGTAATGCTATCTTTGATGCTAATTATGATTTTGATGTTAAATTAGCTATTTCTGATATGATTCTTAATAAGAGACAGGATTGTGTATTCTATATTGACTGTGGTTTAACTGATGGAGATGTTGATACAGTTGTTTCACAGATGGAACCTCTTTCAGTAAGTAGAAATAACTCTATTAACTGGAACTGGTATTATACAAAAGACCCTGTAACTAAGAAAAAGATAGCTGTTACTATTACATACTTCTTAGCACAGACATTACCCAGACACTTATCTGTTACAGGTAGTCACATACCTTTCGTTAAAGCTCCTACACAGTTAAGTGGTCATATTAAAAATCAGGTTTATCCTGTATTAAGTGATGCTGATACTGAGACAAAAGAAATTCTTTATAATAACAGAATTAACTACTATGAGATTTTAGCTGAGAATGTATATCAGAGAAGAACTCAGAGTACTGCTATTAAGTATAATTCTGATTTACTTGAAGAAAATAATGTTCATACTCTTTGCGAGATGAGAAAGATTATTGAGAAGGATTGTTTCGATGCTCTCTATGATTTTACATCTGTTGAGGCAAGAGCTAATTTCACAGAGTATGAAAAAGCTAAATTTGCTAATTGGATTGGTGTTAAAGTACAATCTTTTGATATTAATTTCAGTGTAAATGAGTGGGAAGCTGAAAGATCTATTGTACATTGCTATGTTGCAGTACAGTTCAGAAATCTCATGAAGAGAGTTATTATTGAGATTGATATTAATAAGAGAGACTTTTTAGCTTAAGAAAGGAGGGTTAATTGATGGCTAATACATTTCAAACTAATATAAAAGAACATAGTGGCGATATGAGCAAATATTCACTTTTCTTAGGTGGATTAAATGTTACAAGAGATTCATTGATTCAATATGATCCTCTTAGATCAGGTTATGGTCGTATATTTATGATTCGTCAGCCTATTTTCGTTACAAATGGTCTTGGCGAAGATAAGATGAGAAACTTTAAACATATATTGGAATATGGTAATACCAGTATAACTGGTCCCGGTGGAAGTTTACAACTTGATAACAGTCCCATGACAGGTGGATATGTAGGTAGGCAAGTAGAGATTCCTACTGTTACAAAGGATAATACTAATGATTTAACTATACAAGTGTATGAATTTGCAGGATCCCCTGTAAGAGAAGTCCTTCAGTATTGGATTACAGGTATTTCTGATCCTTTATCTGGATATAGCACATATCATAGAAGTTCTGCTTTAGATAATGTAGGATTAAATTCTTCTCTTGCTAATGAAACAGCGGAGTTTATATATGTTGCAACTGATAATACAGGTTATAATGTAGAGTATGCTTGTATGTTTGCAAATTGCTGGCCTACAGAAGTTAATCTTGATCATTTCAATTATACAGCAGGACAGCATGATGTTGTACAAGTTAATATACAGTTCAACGCAACAAGATATATTTCTCCTCAGATTAATGACCAGGCTAAGAAGCTTATTAGAAAATATAATGTCCTTATGGATAGTCTTAACTTCCATTCTGGATATAGTATTGATAACGATGAGGTAGAAAAAGGAAAACCCGGTACTTTCTATGAAGGTAGAGATAATGACAATAGAGGTCAGATTGCTAATAAAGATAAAGATGATACTGATGTATTTGTTGAAACATATGATGAAACAGTATTCAAGACGCCCAATATTGGACCTGTGCTCAATAGTATTCTTGCAAAAACTGAACAATCTAAAGATGGTACATCCTAATAAAATAATAAATAATTAAAGGAGCTCAATGAGCTCCTTTAATTATTTTATATCAATTTTATATCCATTATATGAGAAATTATCAATTAAACTAATTACTGCCTTTAATTCATTTACAAGAGTTTGTATTGCTCCTGTATTGTTTTCTTCATAAAGTGATGGTGCTGTAAATATTATAGCAACCTTAGGAGTAGTAGTTAGATTTATTGTAAATTCAGGGTTTATATCTCTAACACTTTCTCTTAATTTTAAAAATTCCTCATTTAATCTATCTAATTTAACTAACATAATAATCACCTCATATCTATAAAATTATAGATATGTTTTTGTTATTATTAATAATCCATCTCTTCTTGTACAATATCCATTTCTTCAGGTTTTATTGAAGATATATTCTTTTCAAGTACAGGTACTATTAATGAATACATAATCTTATATAATTCTCTGTTTTCTTTAAAATCATTATGTATATTAGTTATTGTAAACTTATTATCTTTATGACCTTCAAAATAGTATCCATTTTTATTTCCACCTACATATCCTAAATTCTTAGCCAATATAAATGATGACATAAGTGAATCATATCCTGTTACTTTATTAAATACTAATGGAGCTATAGTTCCATTCGCATTACTTCTATTTTTAACAAATTGGCATTGTACTCCAAACCCATCGAAATTATGTTCTTCAGGAGTATATTTTTCTGCTCCTACTGAAGTTAATCTTATCATTGTATTTGTATAATATTGAACTGCCTTACCACAAGGTAAAGTTTCATCTTGTTTTAAATACATTAACTCTGCGGCTTGTGGCATACCTAAACCGGGTCTAAGTTTAATATGATTAATTAAAAACATAATTATATTTGAAGTTTTCATCATAGGTATAGATTCTTTTAAAAATCTACCAATCTCAGCAGTCAATCTCATAACTTCAGTTTGACTTGTTATATCTTCAAGAGTTTTTAATCCATCTTTAGTATTCTCGTTAATATAAGTTGATAAAGATGCTACTGAATCTATTATTATACAAGTAGGTTCATATGTAACTATCTCTTTACCAAATTCATCTAATTTACCTGTATTATATTGATACTTAGTTGGATTATTAACTTTCTCTAAATATATCTTAGCTATAGATTTTTTAATTTCTTCTATAGAAAATTGTGATTGTCTTAAAATATATTTACCATCTTCCATCTCAGTAGGAGTAAATTTACTAACACTGGCTATTCTACTATAATTAGCTCCACCCTCTAAATCATAATGAATAACAGTACCATTTTCAAATGGTCTTACTATATTAGAAGCTATTTGTATTGCTAATGTGGTTTTACCAACTTGTGATTTTCCTATAATAGTTACTATAGAACCAGCTGTTATTCCTAATGATGGATAAGTTTCTTTTACTTTATTATTTTCATCAAATACATTTATCATGCATCCTAAATTAAAATCCAATGCAGGAAAACCTGTTTTATAACTAACAAAAGTTCCATTTGCATTAAATAAATAACCTGTCTTATCATCAGCTCTTAATGCTTCAATTAAAATATTTTTACTCATTAGCATCTTCCTCCTTTAAATTTGATATCTCTTCTTTAAGTTCTTTTCTATATTCAGGACTATATTTCTTTAAAATTTCATGTACTATTCTTACATTTACTTGTTCTGGATGTGTAGCACCACTTGAGTCATACCAATCTTCACCAAGTAAATAATCTGTTAAAAAATTTATTGCTTCTTGTGCTTTTAAAGGTGGAGCAAATATATTATCTTTTTCCCAATTTCTAATTACCCAATCAGAGTATTTGTTTTTAATAGATTTT